CTCCAGAGCAAGGTCGCGCGTGGCTATGCCAAGGCCGCGCAACGCCTTGGAGCAGCGACGGTGCAGTATCGCCCGTCGAGCCTGACCGCGCCCATGGCGGAGGCGCATGCGCGCTTTACTGCCGCGTTTAACAATGCCTCATCGTTTGCGTTCGCGCAGCCGACACCGTGGGACAAGCCCATGGTGTATGGTCTTTTTGACACGTCGGACGTGCAGGCGGGGGATATTCTCGCCAGTGGGTCCGATACCTATTTCGTCGCGCGGTTCGAGGCGTTTCAGCCGCCGCTCATGGCGTTATGCAATCGCATTGTCTCGATTGCGGGGGTTGCGGGCGCTGGCGCGCAGCCACCTGCGGCGGTTCCGAGCGCGTGCCCGACCCTTGGGCTGCAACCGGCCTATCCCTCCATGGCATCAGGCGACGTTCTTGCCTCCGGATGGCCCGCCTTCCTGCGGCTGGCGAGTGGCGGCAAGCAGACGAGCAGCGGCGTGCCGGGCAGTCTTCTGGCGGCGGGATACGAGATGCTCCTGCCTGTCATGCCGGGATTTGAGCCGACCGCCTACATGACGATCTCCGACGATCACGGCCAGACCTATATCGTGCGCGGCGTGGCTGTGAGCCAGTACGGCACGCGCCTGTCTCTCGACATACAGGGCCAGATCTGATGGCTGATCTTGGCACAACGGCAACGGCGCTTGCCTATACGGTCGCGCAGGCGATCTATCCCGATGGTCTTGCGCAAGCCTCCATCAGCGGTCGCCCGACGATCATCCGGCGTGGCTGGATCACCAGTGCGGACACGGCGCAGGGGGCGTGCTCCCTGCATAATGGCGTTGATCTGGTGACGGTCACGGCGCTCTCTGGTGCGTTCCGCACGGTCGTGGAGCCGCTCGGCTGGCCGTGGGTCATGACGGCGGCGGGGGCGTGCAACGTGAGGGCCACGATCAGCGGGACGAACGTTACGATATCAGGGCCGGACAGCGGAGCGCCGCAAGGCATCATCGGCCTGCGGATCAGGACCGGGCCGGACGCTGACCTGCCCGACCGGACGGCCATCACCTATGCGATCCAGACCGGGGATACGATCGCAACCATTGCCGCAGGGCTCGCCGGGCAGGTGGATGGCGCATACAGCAATCTCGGCGTTGCGACATTTCCTGACGCGCTCTCGATCGAGGTGCAGACCGGCGGAATCGGGACAGCGGTCCGGATCGTGCGGCGTCAGACGCAGATGTTCGGCGTGACGATCTGGTCCGGCTCGTATCAGGGACGTGATGCGCTTGGCTCGGCACTTGATGCGGCGATGGGCGGAACACCATGGATTGCCAACACGGACGGCACGCAAAGCCAGATCGTCTTTGCAGGCGCGATCGAGGGCGACGCCATGCAGATGCAGGGCATCTATCGCCGTGATCTGCGCTTTAATCTGACGTTCGACACGATCCAGACGCAGCGCTCCGCATTGATGTTGTTTGCCACAGGCATGACGACCGTCAACACATCGGCAGGTCCGGTGCTCCAGCCCTTTGAGGACCGCGCGCCGATCCTCGGGGCGATCAGCGATATGGCGGGCAATCTCTACCAGGATGCGGCCGGCAACATCGTGTTTGCCGAACAGCAGCCCTACTCCGGCCTTGCCATGGATGCGAGCGGCAACGTCCTTCAGGACGGATCCGCCAATCTGGCCGGAACCACCTCCTAAAACCCAAGCGAGAGAGACATGGACGAGACCACACCGGACGAGAGCACCGGCGGGGCGAGCACGCCTGCGGCCGGGCCAGATTACGTCGTGACCAGACGCGGCCACGGACACGATATCGGCGCGCGCATTGCAGCAGCCGACGCCGTGAGCATGACTGATATCCGGCGCTTCGCCGTGCCGGTTGCAAAGGAGAGCACCTGACATGGCGCGCATCTATCAATCGGGGGCGCTCAACACGTCCGCGCTGACGGTCCCTGACCTGTATGTGCAGATCGTCCAGCCTCAGACCGTTCTGAACGGCGTCGTGTCCGATCGGATCGGCATCGTGGGCACGGCGTCGTGGGGGCCGGTCAATGAGCCTATCGTGATCGGCACGATGGGGGATGTGCTGGCCGCCTTTGGTGCAAAGCAGGCGCAGGCGACCGATCTTGGGACGGCGGTCAATATCGCCATCCTCCAGGGGGCGGCAGACTTCCGGGGCGTGCGCGTGACGGACGGGACGGACACGGCGGCGAAAGGCACGCTCGCGGGTGCGACCATCACGGCGGCCTATACTGGCGCATCCGGCAACGGGATTGTGGCCACGCTCTCGGCTGTGGGTGCGATCTACACTCTGACGGTTGCGCATCCCGTGATCGGTTCGCGCTCCTACGCAGGCACGACGTGGGCGGGGATCATCGCGCTTGCCAATGCCGACGCCTCGCCGATGGTGGTGGTTTCAGGTGGCGCGGCGCTTTCTGCCGGGGCCGTTACGCTGTCGGGAGGAGCTAATGGCGGCGCGCCTGCAACGACGGCCTTTGTGGGGACGGACGGGACGACACGCACGGGCATGTATGCGCTGCGCGGCACGGGGTGTTCGGTCGGTATTCTTGCGGGACTGACGGACAGCGCATCATGGTCCGTGCAGCAGGCGTTCGGAGCAGGCGAAGGGGTCTATATGATCGCCTGCGGGCCATCGGGAGATTCGATCTCCAATGCCACGGCCACGATCGGCAATGCAGGCGTATCGAGCGGCTATAGCCTCAAGGTCATGTTCGGTGACTGGCTCTGGTGGCAGGACGACACGAACGGGCTCATGCTCGTGCCGCCGCAGGCATTTGCAGCCGGCGAAATCGCCAGCCTCTCTCCCGAACAGTCGAGCCTCAACAAGCCGCTGACCGGGATCGTCGGCAGTCAGAAGGCCGGGCAGTCCGCGTCAGGCGGGTCGCTGACATACTCGTCAGCAGAACTGACGGCGCTGATCCAGGCGGGGATTGATGTGATCTCCTACCCTGCCCCCGGTGGCGCCTACTGGGCGTGCCGATCGGGGCATAACTGCTCGACGCGCGCTGCCGTGTGGTCCGACAGCTACACGCGCATGACCAACTATCTGGCGGAAACGCTGGCGGGCGGCATGGGCGTATATGTCGGGCAGGCAATCAACACGACGCTGTTCGGAAACATCCGTGCCTCAATCTTGGGCTTGCTCTCAAACATGCTCGGACAGGGCCTGCTTGCGCGCACGATCGACACGGCTGCCTTGCCCTACACCGTTGTGTGTGACGCCACGAACAACACTCAGGCGCGGATCGCCGAAGGCTACGTTCAGTGTGACGTGAGCGTTCAGTATCAGGGCATTAACGAGAAATTCGTGGTGAATCTGCAAGGCGGCGCGTCCGTCAGCATCACGACCAGCAGCGGGAGCGTGTGATGGCGTCAAACCCATACAGTATAGGCCGGGACTGCCGGATAACGTTCCTCTGGAATGGCTCGCGCGTTGATCTGCGCGACGTGACGGGTTTTTCGGCCAATCAGGAAACTCGGACGCAGCGTGCGGACCCGCTCAATGGCGTTCCGGTTGAGTTCAACACGCCTTCCGGATGGCGCGGAAATTTCGTCATCGCGCGTGCGAATGCGACGCTGGACAGCCTTGTTGCAGCCATCGAAAGCGCGTTCTGGAACGCCGGGACGATCAGCACGGGTACGCTCTATGCCTATATCCGCGAGCCGGACGGCACCACGACGACGTGGGAGTATTCCGGGATGACATTCTCCCTCGCCACTGACCCGTGGCAGGGCGAAGGGCTCGTGCACCAGACATGTAATTTCTTTGCTTCGACAAGGACGAAAATATCGTGAGCAGCCTTCCATCGGAAGTCATCGCGCCGGATGGGCGCAAATTCGGCCTGCGCGAACTCGACCCCGGCGATATGCTCGATCTGATCGAAGCGGCAGGATCGGCGATGAATGCTGCATCGGCGCAGGCATGGCTCTCTTACGCGCAAATCATTTGCAGCGTCACGCTGATTGACGGCGTGCCGGTGCAGATGCCCGGCACGAAGGACGAAGTGAAAGACCTCGCGCGCCGGATAGGCAATGCGGGCTTCGTCGCGCTCCAGAAAGCGATCTACCCGGAAGCCGAAAAGAAAAAGGCCGACGCAGATGATGGCGCGCCAACGGAAGAGATGTCCGTCGCAAAAAACTGAGTCGGCACCCCGTCTTTCAGGACATGCTTTTCCTGATGAAAAACGGGGTGCCATGGGAACTGGCAAACTCATGGTCATCGGCGCGGCGTGTGGCCGCCGTTGTCGCGATCAGGGAGATGGGCGGCGATCAGTTTGACTGGCCTAGCATGACCTTTCATCCCCGGAAATCGTGATCATGAGAAAATTCAAGGACGTAAAAGACTTTGCGCAATTTATGCAGTCTCGCGCGCTCCCTGCGCTTCCGTCCGCACTGCATCGAGGCGTGGAAGACGGCTCAAACCTCATCCTCAAGACCGTCCAGGCACAGATCGGGCACTATCTTGACGGCCCTGAGCCTGGATTGCCGACTGCCCCTCTGGCAAAATCGACGATTGATGACCGGATACGCAAGGGGTTTACACCCGACGATCCCGGCCTTCGCACGGGCGAGATGCGCGACAGTTATGGCGTGAGGATCGACGAGGCGGGACAGACAGTCGCGGCCTCCATCGGATCTGATGACATCAAGGCCATCGTGTTCGAACTGGGCCGATGGGAGCAGGGCAATTATCAACCGCCCCGCCCTGAACTGTCCATCGCGGCCATGCGGAATGAGGACAAGGTAGTGGCTGGCGTTGCACGGCTCGTTACGCGGGCATTGTCTGGACGTCCGCTCCCGAACGCCCCTGCGTCAGAGGCCGGAGAGTGACGCTGGCCCAAGCAGACGCACGCCTGTGGTGCGGGCAAGCTGCTGTGCGGACGCCGTAAAGCCGTTTGGCGCGATGACGGCGCTTCCGTTTGCCCGGTAGTGGGCGGCCGCGGCATAGACTTCCTGCACGGCGCGATTACCAACGGGCTTGGCGTAAGCCTTGCACTGGATGGCAACGACCCTTGTGCCCTTGCGCGCCACCAGATCGCATCCCTGATCGCCGCTGCGTCCAACAGCGCGGACCGACCAGCCAAGACTGACAAGCCAGTAGTAGCAGTCTTTTTCGAACTCCGCGCCCCGGCCCCGCGGCGTGCCTGCGGCCGATGGCGGGATCGCGCGTCCCGTCACGCCTAAAATGCCCGCGAGAAGGGCAATCGGCGCAGCAAAGGCGAGTGCAGCCGGACTTTTCCGGCGTCGCGGAATGCGCCTCATCGCGCACCATCAGGATTGATCATGGTCGAAGCATATCAGATCGGCGTATCGTTTGTCGCGGATACGCGTCGTGTCCAGACGCCGATTGACGAAATGTTGCGCTCCATGGCGCGGATCATGTCCGTGCAACGCGACGTCAATATGGGCTTTGCCGAGATGGTTTCGGGGCTCGGTGGGGCGCGTCGTCTCACAGCCGGCATGGCGACTGATATGGAGCGTGCGGCGCGGGCGGCACGCGATATCGCCAAATCCGCCGCACAATTCCGCGCTTCGGCAGGAGGGGCCGGGGGCAGCTCTGGCGGGGGGAGCAGGCGGCAATCTCGTGGACGGACCTATGGTGACGATGCACCTGCCGAAGATCCGGCACCCTACACGCCGCCTATGCTGATGCTGCCGCCGCCCGACCGTAGACTGACCTATGACCCGTCTGCGGCAAATCGCACATCAACCGCAGGCATGCCAGGCAATAGCATCCTCGGCGGTCCGGGTGTGATGGTGGGCGAAAGCTATGGCCCACCCCCTCCGGGAAGGCCGGGGCCGCTACTGCTCGCCGCACCAGCTCCCCGTGAGAATACAATTCCCTTCGGGCCTTCCGTCCCTCCCCTGCATTACATGACCATGACCGCGCAACAGGCAGGCAGATATATGGCGCCTGCTGCGGGCATGGTCGGGAATGTCGCGCGTCTTGCCGGGCCATATGCCGCCTTTGCCGGGATTTATGGCGGGGCGCATGGCATCCACGCCATGTTTCGCCAGGGCGAAGAGGCGGGCGACACGGCGTCGCTCATGGCGCATGCCTATGGACCCACCGGTCGCCTTTGGAGCGATGAGCAGATACGCCGGGCGCAGGATCTTGCGCTCAATGCAGTCCGTAGCGTACCGGGGGCAAGTTATACCGGTACGCTTGACATGATCGCCCGCACATCCGGCATTACGGCGAACGCTGATGAGGCATTGGCGCTTGCCCCGGGCCTTGCGCGAGCGGGTCAGATCTTCGCGATGCGGGGGGGCGGACCCAATGCTCTCCAGCAGATCGAGGCGGCCATTCAGGCATCAGAGATATCGGGGCTTAATGGGCCAAACGGACAGCTTGATACGCGCAAGGTCGGTGCGTTTGTCGATCGTTTGTCCCAGACGGCTTTCGCCATGCAGGGCACATTCGATCTCGGGAAATATCTGACCGGGTTGAGGCAGTATGGCACGGGGGCCAGTGGGTCCAGCATGGACTTTCTGACGGCGAAACTCCCCGCCATCATGCGCGTGATGCAGGAGAGCCGCGCGGGAACCGCTCTGTCCTCGCTGGACCAGCTCATGCTTTCTCCCCCACCCAACACCCGCAACAAACGATATGCGGAAGAGCAGACCCGGCTTGGGCTAAGAGACGCGAAGGGCAATGTTGTTGATCGGGATCAGTTACTGGCTGACCCTGCACAATGGTACTATAGCACGCTCGTTCCGGCCTTTGCCTCGCACGGAATAACTTCGCGCAGTGACGTGCTGGCCGAGCTTAACAACATATTTTCCCGCTCGACCGTCCAACGTCTTGGCGCAACGCTGACGGCGGATTCTGGCCTCTATTCGAGAGAATTTGCGCGTAACATTGCCCAGCAGCAGCAGGGCAATGCGCCGCTTGTGGACTATTTGAAGAATGCCCCCGGCGCGCAGTTCGCGTCATTCACGGAGGCCTGGCGAGCGTTCGAAGCCGTCACATCAACGGCAATGATGGAGCCCGTCGTTGCGTCAATCCGGCTGATGACCGGCGCTCTTACGGATGTGACCGGCTATGTGCGGTCACACCCCGATGACGTAAAGCAGTTCGGAAGCGACGTGCATGCGCTGGTCAGCATCATGACAGGCGCGGCGAAGGCGGTCGGCGCAATCTACTCGTTCCTCCCCGATCCATTGAGGCACGCAGTGGTAGGCGGGGTGGCGGGTGCGGCTACCGGCGGGGCTATTGGCACGATCGTTCCGGGTGCTGGAACGGCAGCAGGTGCGGCAGTAGGCGCAGTGGTTGGCGCTACCGGTGCTGCTTTCAGCGACATCAAACAGGAGATCACAGACGACTATCGACATATCCATATCTACATGGACGGGAAGAAAATCGCCCAGCATCTGGCGACCCGACAGGCCGACCAGCTCGGCACCCAGGCCCGCTCTTCAGGCGCATCATATGACCCGATCAGCACCCCCCGCCTGCCCGGTTGGGGAGCCGCGCACTAAATCAATCGCGGCGCGTTGTGAGGCCATGCTACAAGACCGCATGCTCCGCTCTTCCCTCGTGATCCTCGCGGCGCTGGCTCTGTCCGGCTGCTCGTCTCGCCCGTATCTCAATGCCGACGTGTCGTGCGTACGGCATGAGATGGATTATGGATCAGGGTCGGGGCCGCAGCCGTTTGATATGGCTATGAGCGCATGCGCCAAACAAGCTTCAGATGATACTTTAGGACTTACTAATGCCCATCAAGTCCCGCTTGATCTGAGGCCCGACCCAGAATTGCAGAGTATGGTTGAAAACCCAGAAAAAAACATTGAGGGCTATCCATATATTCAACGAAATGGAAAGTCCTCAAATGGCAAATATGGTGGGAAATATGTTTACAATCCACTCCTAGGTGGATGGGAAAACCACTAATGATCTTCCCGCATTTGCATTGACGCGGCAAATGATTCGCTATTGGCCAAAGCGGTGAACTTGCTATCCATAACAATATTGCGCGCGACCTTAGGGAAATTGTTCTGACTGAACCTCGCCCAATTTATCTTTTTGTATGTAGCTTTTTCTAAGGCCCACGATTCCATCCGATAAATTTTATCATTACCAAATTCGTCAGGCTCGACGTACTGAAATACGAACGAACAACTATTAGGAGCATTGTCCTGGTCGAAAAGATATTCGGTTTCTATAGGGGCCAACTCAAATAGGGCAATACTCATTAGGAAATGAGAGGCAGAAACCCCCATATTCGGGCTAACTCGTTCACTGAATATTTTGCCCTCAACCATCTGGGCAATGTGGCGGGCAAAAGTCGGTTGATCAATCGTTATAGTAACGCGGCAGGGGTTAGGCTTTGTCTCAGAGCTGAAGCCCCAGGATGCCACTTGAGAGCCATCAGCTATCGTGGAGGACGGGTATGCTTGACTTGGAGTCGTTTCGGGCTCTGTTGGAGAAGGGTCTGTTGGGAGAGGCTCCATCCCATCCAATTTTTTTACACGGAGCACGGAATCGGCTTGCGGGGCCTGTGGCGCTGATGGCGCGCGCTCTTCCGCGCCCGAAACTGATGGGCTCGCATCTGCCTCCTGATAGATTGGCCCCTTTGTGGTCACAGCCGCAATAGTCAAGCCGACCCCGCCGAAGAGAACCGCCAGCCCCAGAACTTTCCTCGCTTGGCCTTGCTTCATCCGGATTCCCCTTGCTGCCCGTCCTTGTATCGCTCTTCGTAGCATCGCGAATGATGAGCGTCTCCCAGGATCTACGCCTTTATAATGAAGGCGCAGGTCAAGGGGACCGGAAACATATCTATCTTGAGGGTGACCGGGGATCTCCGTTCACCCCAGTAGACTCAGGCAGTCCGAACGCCGCAATCGTGAATAGGCTGCCAGAGCACGATGGCCGCCACGCTCATATCCCCTTCCGCCCCATGGCGTAGAGGCCAAGCCCGGCGAGGCCGAAGGCGATCGGCACCCAGAAGACGGCGACAGCGAATGCAAGTTCGTTCATTCCGCCGCAATCCCATCCAGCGGTCGCGCCGTGCGCTCGTGAACGTCGAGAACTTCGATGCCGATCAGCGCGCCGTTGGCGTCGTAATCCAGCATGACGTCCGGCGACACCTCGCGCGTCTCGGCTGACTTCGCTCCTTCCGGTCCGACCCAGATGAACATGGCGTCGGTTTCGGGGTCATAGCTCGTGCGAATCATCGACTCGGCCTCCGCTTGGTCTCGATAATATGGGCCACACCCATATTTAAGCTGTCGGATACGAACGAGATGAACGCCTGTGCAGACTCTTGTCGGAGCTACTCGGAGGGGCGCTTGTCCTCAGGCTTGCTTTCCAAAACCTGCTCCACAAGCAGGTTATGCATCTCCGCAATAGCCTCAAGCGCGTGGGGACGATAAATCAGCTTGCGGCGCTCGGGGGTCATGAGCGGCTGTGCTTTGTGTCCCTCGCGAATCGCTCGGCAGACCGAAGGAGTAGAAACTGATCTTCCTCAGAAAGTTGCCGCCA